ATTACCTGAACCAACTCTTGCTACGGCTATGCCATCAGCAAATACAGTAGGACTACCATTTGTTACAATCGCACTTTTATGTGGACCTTTAAATGGTGCATGAGGAGTGAGTTTGCTACCTTGTTGTCCAACTAATATTCCGTTGGCAAACACAGTACTGGCGCCATTAATAATAGCACCTTTCATTTCATTTGTATCCCCTATCCTACTTAACTGTGGCATTAATTATCCTAATACAATTTTCTTATCTGGTACTTTAATACCAGTTGTTGCTTCTAAATATTTCATTCTAACACTATCGTCAGTTTCAGCATAAAGAGCAATACTACTTGTATTTAGCTTAAAATCACCCTTCGGATTTGCAGTAAATACGCTAGGAATCATTTGCATACCCTGTTGCGTAGGTGCAATAGAGACTGGTTCTTCTATAATAATGAAGTCCCCACCTGCTTGAATTACTTTTGCTATCAGTTCTTCTCCTGAGTTAAGTTTAAATGTATATACTGTGTTTGGTTCGATTGCTATTTGCATTAAATACTTTCTGTTAATTTTTGTTTGAGTTCAGTGAAACCACCTATTAGTACGCCATCTAAAATGATTTGCGGTACTGTTCTTGCTGACGGGATTGCTTCAAGCAATTCTTCTTTAGTATATCCATCTCCGATCTTGCGTTCTTCAAATTGTATACCTTTACTTTTTAATAGTGCCTTTGCTTGGTCGCAATAGGGACAATGGTACTTACTCCATACGATTGCTGTCATTTTATTTCCTTTTAAATAGTCGGTAATTCTTCGTAATCAATACTATCAGTCATCACTCCAATGACATAGTTGGTTGATTCGTTTTCTTGTAATGCTGTTTGTTTCTTACTTGTATCAACGTGTTTGTTGAACCAAGGAATAGGTGTTGTTTTAGGTGCGGGACTGTTATATCTAATACCAATTTCTTTTAATGCAGATACCGCCGTGTAATCAACAAAGTCTTTCAACACTGTTGCATTCAATCCAATGACTGGGCCCATCTTAAACAAGTATTCTGCCCACTCTTTTTCTTCACGTATAACATCCAAGTAGAGTTGGTAGACTTCACTTTCACACTCTGATTTAACTTGTGCGAAACGACTATCTTCTTTTACTACTTGGTTAATAAGGTAGGCAGTCCAGCCTTTATGGAGAAGTTCATCTTGGAGAATTAAACTGATAATATTGCCATTACCAATAAAGATTTTGTTCTCAACCATTGCTAAACTAGTAGCGAATGATACCATAAAGCGGAATGCTTCCAATGCGTAACTGGCGTGTAATGCCATATAAATTGCTTTGATATGCTCTTTCTCGTTCACATCTTGACCTAACTCTTTGCGACAATTAACTTTGTGTAGTTCATCATAGTAACGACCAACACTACTTGCCATATCTACAATCTCTTTTGTATCGTGTATAGTATTGAACACATCTTTTGGCACATTGTAAATGTTACGAATGATGTGACTGTAACTACGACTGTGAATGTTAGTCTCAAAGAAACTCCAGTTGTAAATCAATGCTTCTAATTCAGGTAATGACACTACTGGCGTGAATACTTGACTTGGTGCACGACCTTGTAAACTATCTAATGCAGTTTGTCTTAGCAGATTGCTGGTAAAGATATGCTTAACTGCATCACTTGCTTCTTTGAAGTCATTAGCATCTTTGGTAAGACTAACTTCTTCTGGCACCCAGAAGAAACCACGTGCTGTTGTTTCAAAGTCTGCAATCTTTTTATATTTTACTTCTTCAAATCTTTGAATGGTTACGGGACCTTCCGGGTCCAAAAACATTTTTCTATTCAAATAATCTGTCTTAGTGTTTAGGTTGTATTGTTGTTTGCTCATATTAATCTTTTTCTAAAATAAAACGTATATCACCATTGATGTAGGGGCGATGTTCCTGCTTAGGTATATCTAACAATAATATATTGTATGGCATATTTTTTATGTTATTATATAAATCATTGGTGATGGCAGTTTTCCAACCTTCTTCAAAATGTGATACGTCTTGTATCATACTAACATTTATAGTAAAGAGAAATCGTCCATTAGATTTTATAAGTGTCATACACTTACGAATATTGTCCGTAACTTTTTCAAGATTGTAAAAATGAATGCTGTTCAATGCCATACCACAATTGAATTTATTTTGATTATTTGCTATAAATTGAGCAGGATGTATAACCAAATCCATTTTGCTGTAGGGACGTTTTGTTATATCCACGCCAAAAATATTAGGAAACCATTTTTTCCAAAAGCACTCACCGCATCCAAAATCAATTACGGATTCGGGATTGTTATCATATAACCACGAAATATAATAAAATATGTCTCTTGAGGTTGATCTAAAGTCTCCGTGTCCTGCTCTAGGTGTTACAATGGTAGGCCAGTCAGGTAGTACAGGATCATAATCATTTATATAGTCATAATATTGATTCAGTTTTTCATCCAACTCACTGAAGTTTTTTATAGGTGCGCCAGGGTAATATGGATTTATTAATTCTATATGGTTCATAATTTACAAGCTTCGCAATCTTCTTCATCCATATCATTAAAGCCACTTGGCAAATCTAATACAGTTTCATCTTGGCTCTTACTACCTGCTTTGTTAATCAAGCTATAGTAGAATGTCTTTAGACCCCAATAATGTGCTTGCATCAAATTCTTAGCAATTAATGTAGTTGGAACTTTACGCTCAGGGAAATGCGCAGGGTTATAGAATGTATTAGTGCTTATAGATTGATCCACATAAGCCGCAATTACTGCCGCTGTCTTTAGATAGCCATCACAATCTTTCTGTTCCCACATCAATTGATATTTGTTCTTAAGTTTATGATACTCAGGAACAACTTGTACAAAACTTCCTGCTTTACTTTCTTTTACAGATATCAAACTCATTGGCATTTCAATACCATTTGTAGAGTTAATAACTACACTGCTAGATTCTACAGGAGCTACAGCCATTTGTGTAGCGTTACGGACGCCATACTCTTTCATATTAGTACGTAATGATTCCCAATCAAGTTCGGGAGCAAAGTTAGTTAATTCATTAACCCCATTAGCACGTAGTTCCCAAGGGAATACACCTTGTCCATAACGTGTTCTATCACTGCCTTCGCACTTGCCACGTTCCTTAGCAAGTTCAACACTGGCTTCAGTTAAGTAGAAGGATAAGTGTTCCATCCACGTCTTGACTTCAGCCAAGGAATCTTTTTCTCCGTACTTGAATCCACGTTTGGCGTGCCAGTAGGCAAGATTAGTGACTCCAATTCCAAGAGGTCTGATTTCATCGTTTGATAATTTAGATTGAATGGATAGAAAGTCTTGATAGTCAAGAATGTTATTGAGGCTACGATGCAATATGCGACAAGCACGGCGCATATCTTCTGGGTTACGGAACGAACCCCAATTGATACTGCCCAATGTGCAAAGAGCGATACGACCATCGCTGTCATCCAAACGTTTAAAGGATTTAGTAGGTAAAAGAATTTCACAGCAAAGGTTACTCTGGTAAATTGTATGATACTCAGGATCGAATGGTCCTTGTTTCATTACATTGTCGATGAACACTAGATAGATACGTCCTGTATCAGTACGTTCTTTCAGTATGCCCGACTTGAATACTTCTTCAGCACTCATTGACTTCTTACGTAAGCCTGATTGCTTTTCGTATTTTACATATAGTTCTTCAAACAACTCTGTGTTAGAATAAAACGCTTCATACAAATCAGGTACTTCGTTAGGATCAAAGAAAGTTATGTTTTCTTTGTTTTTAAATCGTCTCCAGAAGAAAGCACTAAGCACAACCCCATAATCCATATGACGGACTCGGGTTTCGTCGGTTCCTTGGTTGTTCTTAAGAACAATAAGATCATCAAACTGATGATGCCAAATAGGATAAAAAACAGTAGCACTTGCATTACGAATACCTCCTTGACTGCAACTACGTAAATCGCCAAACCACTTCTTTAAGAACGGTATCATACCTGTGTGCATAATCTCGCCACCTCGTATAGGACTACCTAATGGTCGTAGTCTGCCAATCTCTAAGCCAATGCCAGCACGTTTACTAGCATATTTAGCCATCATTTCACCTGAAGCAAATATACTGTCCAAATCATCGTCACTGCGGATAAGTACGCAACTACTAAACTGTTTAGTAGGAGTCCCAAGACCAGCGAGCACAGGAGTAGCAAGAGTGAACAACCCATCACTGGCTGCATTATAATATTCTTTGATATAACGCATACGGGCGTTATTAGGTTCTTCACTATGAAAGACTGTAGCGGCTGCAACCATGTATCTGATTTGAGGTGTTTCATAGATTTCTTTCGTACTTCTATTCTTTACTAAGTATTTTTCAATGAGTTGTTCAATGGCGGCATAACTGTATTGTTCATCCTTAGAATGATCCAACATATCATTCATTTTGTCCCAATCAGATTCGGTATACCAATCTAATAGTTCACTAGTATACAATCCAGTAGCTACATTCTTTTTAACTATTTCGTAGAGGTGAGGAACTTCATATGAGCCATATACATCTTTACGCAACATAGATACACGTTGCTTGCCCGCTACATATTGATAGTTAGTATGCCCAACATCTGGGTTCTGTTCTACGTCAATTAAATCTACAATCGCACGTAATGTTATTTCATCAATTTCTTGTGTAGTAATGCCATCATAAAAATGAAGTTGAGATTTAATTTCTATCATTGAGGGACTAACATCTGCTATCCCTTTACATACTTTTGCTACCTGTGCTTGCCATTTTTCTAATGTGAGTGGTTCTTTGATACCAGAGCGTTTGGTGACGTTTATCTTCATGTTCTACCTATTTTTGTAATTATTGTTTGTAAATCTAACTTTTGTACTACTTTAAAATCTTTTAGTGTATTACTTATGACCGTATTAGGCCAGTAATTCAGTATATATTTTGCGTTATCAACTAGGACTAATACTACATCTTCTGCTGTATCATTTCTAGCCAGTACTAATTCTATATCAGTTATTCCTATTAGATGTAGAGTATAACACATTCCTAACGCTCTTGCAACCTCACAATAGGTATTTTCGGACAAAAGTTCCCAAGGATCAGGCCAGTTATCTATGTCTTGTGGGTGAAGATGATGGGTAACCAATGGTGCATCTTGCCACCATTTGTCAATGGTTATACATTGTTGTTCTATGGGTAAACTAGTTACGGATGTCCGTAATTGAAACCAATCTTGAAGCCTCGCTTCATAAGTTGATTGAAAGATATTCATACATCACTACTTATCATTTCTAAGTAGTGAGTATGAATTTGATTTGTTAAGCGTAAGTAGCTTGGAATCTTGAACCAGCACTTAATGCAAAGTTACCAGTTACTGTACCAACTGTCGTATTAGCACCAGTAGTGAATGTGTTACCTAGATGTGTTGCACCTGTTCCACCAACTTGACCAGTAGAAACAAGATTACCTGCAGTTACATTACCTGTTACAGTAATTAAACCACCTGTACCCAAATTACCAACGTTAGCATTTGCTGTTACTGATAGTGAAGCTAGTGTGCCAACCGCCGTGATGTTCGTCTGTGATGCAGTAGTTAATGTACCAACTAAGTTAGTAGCACCAATATTACCTACGTTAGCGTTACCACTGACGCTTAATGAACTTAATGTTCCTAAGCTTGTGATATTACCTTGTGCCCCGGTATAAACAGTACCTGCTACTAATGCGTTACCTACTTGACCACTTACGTTAGCACCTGCTACTGCATTAGCTGTTGTTGCAAATGCGACTGCTCCTGTTACGTTTGCACCTGTAATAGAACTTAAACTTGATCCATTACCTGAAACACTTGTAAATACACCTGCGGCTGCGCCAACGTTACCGATGTTCGCATTACCACTGATACTCAATGTTGTCAATGTACCAACACTTGTTAAACTAGAAGTAACAACTGTTGATTTCAATACTGTGCCACTTAAGTTTCCAGCATTAGCTGTAATTGCAACGTTAGCGGCAGCACTTAGTTGTCCTTGACCATTAACAGTGAATGTAGCGTTGTAATCTCCGTTACCATATGCGCCCGCTGTTACAGTTGTATTAGCGATACTGAATACACTACCATTTAATGCTAATCCAGTACCTGCAGTATATGTACCAGCACCACTGAACTGTACCCAAACAACAGGACTTGTTCCAACTGTTGTTACTGGATCTGGCATTACCCAACCAGTATTGTCATATACTGTACCTGCAGTAACGAATGTGAAGTCACCACCTGCCATTTCAGTAGGAGTATTAC